ACCTACCAGTCACTTGTCCAAAATGTTTTGGATGAATATAAATATCACCATTGGAAAGGATGAACAATTTTCTGCTAAAAGATCTCTCAAGACCCAACATAATGCTGTAAATCTTGTGAGGAACACCACCATAAGCTTCATCAACAACACGAACCGGACGCATACACTCATTATAACTAACATTCCAGTCCCATGTGGGAGTATCAGAGGCTTGAACAGGAAATTTGATATTCTCAAAAATAGTGTTGGAATCATCAACAGAAAAACCTAAACCAATGTAGGAGTAGGTTTCCCCGTATCCACTCTTGAAAGCAAGGTTAAATCGGTTGTAAAGTAACAACTCTACAACTTGAGTGACGATGCTGACAGAAGTGATTCCTCTACCAATTTTTGAAACTTTAACAGGTTCATCTTTGATTGAGAATCCAGAGGGATCAATACAAAAAGTTTTGTAAAAATCGTTTGGGGTCTCACATCGGGATGACACTTTCCAAAGAACAATAATTCGAACAGTGACGGCAAAAATCAAATCATAAAAATGCTTTGTAAAAACTTGTTGTTTCGTTGAACCAAGTAAACAAGCAGGAAAACCAGGATGTGAATCTGGTCTCAAATTTAAGATAGCTTCTGCTACATCAGAGACTCTAAGGCCATGACTGAACCAATGTGGAGCAATTGCTGTTGGAGTAAGTGCAGACACGACATCAAGAGATTTATTAAGAAGGTACTCAGTGAGCTCAGTTTCCTCGCGGTAACACTCTACGTATTGACATAGAAGAGTTAACTCATCAGTAGCTGAACGCACAGGCATCTTGTATTGCAACAGTTCAGGAATTTGGGGTGAACAGTCCAATATTGACTCATGTGGAATCGGAATGCCAATTCTGTATGGAATTGACACGTGACCCACCTTCTGCAGGTCACCGATTCCGACACGACTTGCTAAGATTGTACGACCAGTTTTGTAGAAAACGTTTTGCGACAGCGCCACTGCTACAAGATCAGCGGCCTGCTTTAGAAATCCGCATCTGGTTGAATCTTTGAAATTGCATCAAGTTTAGCTGTTAACTCAGCTATTTCTTGCGTTCTAAGATCCAATAATGTTTGGATTTTCTTTTTCTCTTTTTCAGAGTGCTCCAAAGCAGCTTTTCTACTTTTCATCACACTGTCTCTAATTCTTAGTTTCTTTATCATTTTAAGTTTGGTTTGTTTTAAATGCTCATTCGCGGGGAACAATGCCATCTCATCAGCAGTTAAAACGACGATTTCATTCAAAC